GAGGGGACTCTCCACCGGCATTAGCTCCGGTGCCCTTGATTGCTTCCCACCACTGGACTTGGAATTCAGTTGTAAACTCTTCAACACTATCAACCGTTTCGTAACTTAGGTCGATTGCACTGATGTTTGTTGGGAATACATCATGGAACTTATAGGTTCTAAGTGTAGATCCATCTCGATCTAATTGATGAACATATGCATCTGGTTGATACAATGCTGGATCTTGTGCTCCAGTTGCATCTTCCATACTATTAATGAAGTCCATCCATTTTTCCATTGCGGAACGAATCGAGAAATCAACATCATTAATAACTGTGACTGTCCATGTGTCAAAGGTTCTGTCACCAGCGATCTTAAGAATCCTACCTCTGAAGTTAACTTCAATCGGTGTGATATTAGATGCAGGTAATTGAGCAGCTTTAACCAAGAACCTTGATTTTTCTTTTACGTCATTCTCGATCGCGATTGGATCTGGGAATACGAGTTCCACCTCAAACAGATTCGGTCTTGCACCGCCACCGGCCATCTTGCTCTTGAAGTCGGTGATCGTTCTTAATGGTGGTCTGTTAAATTGGGTTGCCATTTTCTTTAATTACCTCTAGTTAAACAGTTCCAATAACTTCATCGAACGAGATGCCAGTTCTTGTAGCAACGAAGGTAAGACCAATAAAGTTAATTGATCTTGCAGGTTTAATGAATATATCTGCGATAAATTCATTACTATCTATGATGGCAGCAGTGTTATTTGTTTCATCACAAACAACTCTGAAGTCAAAGATGCCTCGTTTAGACTGAACATCACGAAGGAATGGTTCAACTATGTTCACAAAGTTAGTTCTTGTGATCTCGTCGTTGAACTCAAAGAGTTGATCTCTAGCAGCTGCCGAGATTGCCTCTTCAATGAATATAAACAATCTGCGAACGTTGATACGATCAAATGCAGATGCTTTTCCGAATCCAGTTTTGTCACCGAATAGAACAATACCTGCTCCGGGTGAGAATATTACTGGGTTGATTCTATTTGAGTAAAGTGTATCTCTCTGAGTTTGATTTGGAGTATACGCTAGTTTTACTGCATTTAGAATACCTCCTCTCGCGGTTCCAGCGGGTGAGAACCAAGGGAAGTTATTGATGTCATTTCTGGCACAAGTTCCAGCGATGTCACCATTAAGTGGTACATATCTGAATGTATCAGAGAATCTGTCAAACATATACTTGTATCCACTATCGAATACAGCGTATGTTGTTGATGTGAGTGGAGCATAGAATCCAACCACATTATCTGTGATATCTGCTGCACCCAACAATGTTGTGGTTCCTGCAGATCCAGTGAGGAATGATCCTCTATTTGGTGAGATGAATGCGACTACATCTTTTCTTGTCTCAGCGATAGCAATTAGTTTGTTTGCGATTGCTTGAGCCTCATGTGTTGAATAGTTTCCAGAACCCATGAGTAAGAAGTCTATATCAAACTCCTCTTTGTTTTCAAATAAGTCATATCCAGCGGTGATCTTGCCAATCTCAGCTTGCATCGCACCTGTTGTTGCGATACCTGATCCTCCGTTATAGTCCTTACCACCTGTTAGAGTGAATGTTTGAGCACCAGATCCAGCGAATGAAATTCCCTGTGCATCCTGATCCCATGCAACATCTGTTGCTTTTGTGAAGTTATCACCTGCAAAAGAAGCAGTAGATATACCAGAAGATGCAAGTGTTGGGCCACCTAGAGCAAAGATTTGATTTGAACTAGTGTAAATATACTTTCTCCAGTATGATGGAGATCCAGCAGAGAACTCAGCGTCTTTTGCTTTTGAAAGTCCTAAGTGTTTCTCAAGAACTGTACCAGCGTTTCCTGTTACAGCACCGGTATCATCAATCACTACAACATGAACTTCATCAAATCTTGAACTTCTACTTGAGGCATATGATGATGTTCCGGGTCTCTCTGCGAGTGTATTCCAGTTGATTGAAGAATTACTTAAAGTAATCTTTTGCTGATCAAACCAGTCTGATTTTCCACTAACCAGTGTTGTACTACCACCGCCAGCGTTTGTTGGAACTTCATATGATATCACACCAGTGTTAAACTGATAAACACCATTTGGTTGATAGTCCTTAGAAGTTTCAATACCAGCAGTAGATACATGCGATACAAACTTAACACCGATTGTAGTCGTGTCAACTTCAGTAATTATTCCTTTATAGTAACCATCAAGTAATGTGGTTGATCCTACACCGGGGAGCACTGTTCCAGCAGGAACTGCTTGAGTGACACCCATACCAACGGTAAGTGTGTTTACTCCAACTACCAAGTTTTGATCTGCCTTGCTATCAACTATTGCTACTTTAATACCGTTTGCCCAGTTTCCGGGGTTTCTGGCAGCAACAATGGTATTTGATAGGTGTGTTAGATCATAACCTTTATTATTATAGTCTTGTGTGCTTAGTATTTTGATTTCGGGTGATCCGTCATCAGTTGCGTTTTTGATGTTGTCATCATCAGCCCTTACAACACTTAAGATACCACCATATGCAAGATATGATGAAGCGGTTAACCAATATTCATAGTGCCTGTCTATTTCAAGTGGTTCACCGAAGTTATCAATTAAGTCTTGTTCGTTCTCAATTGTAGTAGGTTCGTTGACTGGCCCTTTTTGGAATGGAGCAACGATACCTGCAGCCTTAGTGGTTGCAGTATCAACTCTACCAATGGTAAGGTCAACTTCTCTAACAACGAGTCCGGGAGATGCTAAATTGAGAGGCATCTTTTTTTCTCCGTAATGTCCAGAATTAATCTGAAATTATTTATTGAAAAGGGTATTTTCAGTGGGGAAACAGTGTGTGAACTACCAATCTGGGTATTGCCAAGTATTACTTATCTTCTTTGATTTGATTCTAATCTTTGTACATTCCTTACACTCATACGAATAAGATGATAATAATGTTCTATTTTTTCTAGTCACATAAAAATCTGTCGTTAAACTTTTAACTATTCCACAAACTCTACATTTTCTTTCTGTGAACAACAGATGTTCTAATTCAAGTTGATCGTCAAAGTCCATTATGTAATACTTATTGTTTGTGATCCATCTTTATTATCAATTATCAAAATTTTTTTACCCGGAAATGATTTTGCTAGTAATCTTTTTAGTTTAAGATGTTTGAGTGGATTGTTCATTAATAGTAATCCCACATGTAAGAACGATCACCATATTCGTCGGTGTGCCATCTATCTCCAGTGCTATCTACAAAAGATGTCTCATCTAATCCATCATTAATAAAACCAAATGGTGCCATATCTTGTTCGATTTGATTTCTTTGTTCTTCATACAATCTTTTTCTTATATCATTATCAGTCATTTCTTTAAAGTAATCCTGTGCTACTAACCATGCGAAGATAACCAAACACATGGCTAAATCATCATTACACCCCTCTTCTGCCTCAAATGAGTTATGTTTCTGAGAGAAAGTAGTTAATTCTGATATAATTTCATAATCCTTTACAAGTATTTTATCATCTTCAAGTAAAGTTTTTAGGTTTGAGCACCCTAATTTCTTTACAGCAGCAGTTGTTCTTACACCTAACTGTGTTTTTTTACCGGAAAAACCTGTACCTACCACCTGACCTGCACGGCCTCTCATTGATGCCATAAGTAAATTATCATATTCTAAATCATAATGAATTATACTTGCAACCTGATCTCCAATATCATTTACCTCAACTAAAATAAAAGCATCATTATATCCTTTTGCTACTTCATAAATTATATTTGGAAATAACATAGGTTTGATTTCATTATTTTTATATTTTGCAACTATGTTATATGGGAAGTTAGTAATATCGACAACTATAAATGCAGAGTAATCATTTCCTAAACCACGGGCAACGTCAACAGTAATTAAATATTGATGATTTTTTACAGGATCTTCATGTATATCTAATCCAGCGTTTTTAGTAATCGGATTTTCATATACTAAATTTTTTAACTTTGCTGGATTTATAAGAGTATTAACAGATCCTAAGAATTCACATTCAAACTCAACTTTAAATTGTTGTTCTGATGTGTTTGCAATAGTTTGCTCTTTCCATGCTTCGTCTCTTCCCGGAACTTCAGACCAGTGAACTTCTGTTGGTACATATTCATTTTTTCCTCTTTCTGCATCATGCCACATACGGTAGAAGTGATTCATACCTCGTGGTGTAGAAACTATGATGACTTTTGTGCTTTGTCCAGAAGATATAGTAGGATAAACAGAGGCAAAGAAGTCGTCAGCAATGTGATTCGGGATAAAAGCGAACTCGTCAAGAAAGATGACATTATAGGATCCACCTCTGACAGCAGATGAAGAAGTAGAGTTAGCTGAAATTTTGGATCCATTTTCAAGTTCAAGAGAACCTTTGTTCCATGCGATTATACCCTGTTGCATCCATTTTGGCAAGTTTTCATATGCCAACTGCAATCTACCTAATAAATCTCTGGCAGTAGAGGCCTTGTTCGCGAGTATAGCAATATTAACGTTATCATTAAAAACTGCATAGTGAAGCAGATAAGAAACAACTGTAGTGGATTTACCCGTCTGCCGAGGCATCTTACAGATGTTAAAACGACTTTCGTGGAAGTTTCTGACGAGTTTTTCTTGGAAGTCATACAACCTAAAAGGCACAAGACCTTTATCTAGAGAGACTATTTGTATATATTTTCTTGCAAAATAAACAGGATCCTCCTTACACTTCACAAACTCAAGTATATTTTCTTGAGAAAATTGTATTTGTGTATTTGCTTTTTTTAGGTTCGGATTTCCAAGGTAAACATTATCAGACATAATTCAATCAGCAATTCCAACGTCTACGTGCTTGTCTTAATCGACTATTCGGATCTTTTGCTGCTTTCGGAAACTTCTTCATTTGTCCTGCACTTCTTGCACAGTAACTCTTTCTTCTATTTGCAGCCTTCGATCCTTTCTTTAATTTGGAGGGTTTTGTAGTTACAGCAGTCTTTAATTTAGATCCGGGATTTCTACGACGATATGCTTCAACACCTTTTTGTGTCATTCCAGCACCGCTTTTTGTGGGTCTCTTGTGTCCTGACTTGACACTCATACCCTTCATATCGTCCTCAGATAACTTTTTTACTTCGTCCTTACCCTCATAACCTATTTCATCTCTCCAGTTTGATACAGACTCACCAATTTTCTTTTTCACACAGTTTGGATATCTCTTACCAAACATGGTTTTCATACCTTTCTTTTCATAACCCTTCCAACACTTCTCATCAAGGTTTTCTTCTTTCATACTCTTTTTCTTTTTCTTAGCAACCATGAGATCCATGATTCTCTGTTTCTTAGAGATTGCAATTGCTGCTTGTTGAGCAGGATTCATTGCTTCGCTAGTTGTGGTTGTATGTTGCTCGTCTGGTGTATTTGATGCAAGATTCTTTTCTTTCTGTTTTTTGGAGATCTTTGGCCCTCCCACTGGATCACCATACTCATCTCTCTTGACTTCTTCTTTTGTGAGATTATCAGGTTTTTTCTTATCAGATTTTTTGTTATATAAAAGCGAATCCATTTTTTTATCATATGCTTTATTTCGCTGCAGTAAATAATTCTTCATTCCAATTTCTTCTTTTCTTAGTTTCTTAGAGATCTTTGGCCCTTCTACTGGATCACCATACTCATCTCTTTTCATTTCTCCCAAATCAGATCTCCAATCAGAAGGATTGAGTGGTTCTGGTTTGATAATGTCTACTGCTTCAACTTCAGTAAACTTAATATCATCCTTCTTCCAATCTTGAACTAATAATTCACTCTCTATTGCAGTTTCTTCTTTCATATGAGGTGCTGCTTTATAGAGAGGTTTACCTGTAAGTTTGTTTTTCTTACCAGATATTAATCCTTGATATGCTGGTGTATTTCCTTTCTTATCAGCATTAGTTACTTCATATGCCTCTGACTTGTTACCCCAGTTTGCAGCACCTACCTTACGACACTTAACTAGTGCACCTGATGCGTATGCAGATGGCCATACGGAATATCTTGACTTAACTTTATGATAGCAAGCATCTTTGGTTCCACTACCCTTACCTTTCTTATCTTTAACTTCACTTATGATATTATAAATCGTATCTGTTTCTGATTGATATTTTTCTCTTTCATTTGGAATAATATACTCAACATCTAATACATCGCCAACTTCTACGTTATTTTCCGCAAACCAACCACGATTAACTTCAATTGCTAATTCAATCGCACCCTCAGAAAAAACTGGAGTTGTATTATTGGGTTCTAACTGTTTAATACTTTCAATTACACCGTCTTCCCTAATAAAGGCAATATCAAGAGGTATTCTTGTTTCAGTCATATGAAAAGACTGTTTTGCGATATTGTCAAATACAAAAAGCATTCCACTGTCTGTATCTAAACTTTCACGAAACATTAATCCCTGTTTAAAATCTATGGCACTTTTTGGAACCTCTAGTCTCAAAGGTAATGTTATAAATTCTTCTTTCATTTTTCTTTTTGGATCTGTTGATACCATTGTTGGTGCTGCTGCACCAGATTTTTGTGGTTGATTGGGATCTGCTGCTCTTTTTCTTCTTGCAGCACTATCTCTTTCTTTATCACTCATGGATCTTCTTTTTGAAGAAGAAACACATTTAGGAGTTGATTTTTGACCGGGTTGACGAGCGCAAGGCTTACCATCATATTTACCACCAACTTGAACCCAACCTTTTACTTTGCGTCCAGATTTAGTGGTGCCACTTGATTTGCCAAACCAAGCACGAAGACCCTCTTCGTTCATTTCTTTTTCTTTACCATCAAGATAATCTGCAGCAGTATCCAAATAATCAGATGCTTTAGTTATCTTAGATTGCACCCATGCCTTAAAATTATCTTTCTTACGTGAGTGTTTTACAATCCTTTTAGATGCTCGACCTGCAGTCTTCAATTGATTACGAATCATCTCTGGTTCATGATCACCATGCTTTTCTTCATTCATTGCTTTTTCTAAATCATCTGCTTGTTTTGCATGTGTTTTAGAACCACCCCTTAGTTTCTTAACCAATTTTTTGATAAATGGTTTATCATTTTTATCTAAGGTTTCTTTCATCAGAAAACCATCATCACGAAGAACTGATCCTTCGGGAATAGGTTTACACTTCTTGTCAGTGTTGCAATAGTAATATCCTTTTTTACAGGATTTCATCATTCAGTGCTTTTCGACTCATTATTATTTAGAATACCTTGTTTTAGTAGTTTTGATAATTCACTTGTAGATCCAACAAATAATGCATTGTTAGTGACATTGTTCTGTGTTTTAGTTGTCTCTTCATCCATATCTTTCATCTTTTTCTGTAGATCCATTAATTTATCTGTGCTATCAGCAACTGACTTTATTAACTGTCCTGCAACTTCATAGGCTCTTGGACTTGCACTTTCACCTGCAAGTTCCATAATACCATTGATTGCCTCTTGTCCCTTCTCAATTAAAGAATATAATTGACCTCTTGTATATTTGTAATCTTTCTCAACATCATTCTTTTTTAAAACAACATTTGGTAGTTCTTGTTTTGTCTCTGGTTTGACTATGGAAGCATCAACGTCTAAAGTTTTCTCAATTTCGCTAAAATTAGTATTCATCATGAGTCTGTCCTTGTAGCAGGATTAAATTGTAATGAATCTGTAAAGATGCTTGATGTTTCACTAAATCCAAAATCATCACCAACTTCAATTAGATTATCATCTGCTGTAGTTAATTTATTAATTTTAGAATTTTCAAGGTGTTCTGCTTTAGCTGTGCTACTAAATCCTCTCTTCACAGCGAGTGTTGTTGCATCTGGTTTTGATTCAACTTTCATGACTTCACTATCAATTACAATACGATCACCTACACTAAAATTGGTAGAGTCGTTGACAGTGATTCTAACTTCATTTTTACCAATATTAAATGTAAGTGTTGCAGTATTATCATTATCATAATCTTTGACTGCTTTCGGAGTTGCAACATAACGAAGTTCTCTTCTCTTATTCTCACGATCCATATTGGTATGATAATCCAACTGAACCTTTTTGATAAGACCTTCTGGAGTATCTGCAACTGGGCCGAATAGATATGTCTTTGCAGTAAAATTAAGTGTATATATCAACGCTCTTCGTGTTGCAAAGTCTCCTTCATAATCATCTTGGAATGAAATATTATCTAATACAACACTGATATCTCTCTTCTCACCAATTACACTCACTAAGTCAACAGTTAAATTAAAAGATGGTTGAAAGAATGGTAAGATCTGTTCTATGATCTGTAATCCATCATCGTTTAGTTTAACTAAGATATTTAATTCAAAACCAATATTATATGGTACCGGCATGAATACTTTTCTTAAATTACTTCCGTCAGATGCTTTAAATGTTTGAGTTATACTTGCTTTTCTTGTTGCATCATAAGCAATGTTTGTCATCTCAAAAGACATTCGAGGTAATGTGATTTGAGTCGCACGATTTAAATCTGGTTGTTGCTCAAGTCTTGCTAAAAATTTCTGCATTGGGCCGTATGCCAATGCAACTTTCATGTCACTAATTGATTTTCCAGTATTATCATTATGACGAATATGAACATCATTGAATAATGTTCCAAACGCTATGACCGTCTTTCTAAGTATTTCGTGATAAAAATAAGTTCCTAACATTAGTATGTACCAAAGGGATTCGTTTCTGCAAAATCAATGATTTCATCTGCTTCAAGTTCAAATTCATCATTATTACTATAATCATCGTATATATCACGATTATCATATTGACGAATGTTATATGATGTAAGTTGTGTAGTTCCAAACGCGACATTGACTGTTGTAATACCAGTATTCATTGTCGCTCTTCCAATAGTTACAGATCCAGCACCAATGGATAGAATAGTCAATCCTGCACCAACAATATTATCAATTCCAGATACCGCAGCTCCAACTACAACACCCGTAGTGTTAATTCCAAGTATCGTTGTTTTAATGCCTATTGTTGCTGATTTAGTTGTAGATGTATTAAAGACTATTTGTTCTCCTCTTATTTCTTCACCCGCTATGAATCCACTCACTGTAGATCCAATACCTACATTTGTAACTTTAAGAACTTTAGTGTCTATATCCCAAGACTTAACTCTTGCTTGAGTAAGAGATGTCTGACCAGTAACAATATCATTATATAAGAAATTACCACGACCTATAATGATATTTGGATCTGCAACGGTAACTGTTGGTGCAACAGTATATCCGATTCCGGGATCTGTGACACGAACAGAGGAAAGAACAGTGTTTGATATATCAATAACTGCAGACGCTGTTGCAGTAGTTCCTGACCCTGGCCCAGCAACTGTAATGACTGGAGTTGTTGTATATCCCCTTCCTTGTTCAGTAACAGTATAAGATATAACACCTTTTTGCGTAGTTTCAACAGTGCAGGTTGCAATCGCTCCACTTCCTCCACCACCAATAATGTTGATATCAGGTGCCTGAGTATACCCAGAACCTGCATTTGTCAATACAAGTTCTTTGATTGAGAAAACTCCTGCTCGTTCAGTTGTTATGGCAACAGCTGATGCGTTTGACCCACCTGCACTTCTTGATGTAGATATTGACACTGTAGGAACAGATGTATATCCACTACCATCATTTTGAAGTGAGATTGATCTTAAATATCCAGATATACCCGGAACATTTGCACTAACTGTCGCAGTCGCACCAACCGCTACAAGATTAAGGGTAGTTATAAATCCTTCATCTTCAATTTCACGATCTATCTCATCAACACCTGTATCAATAATCTCATCTTCATATTCAAAGAGTTCACATTGAAGTTGATAAACATAATTTTTACCCAACTGATAGAAAGGCTGCTCATGCTCTACAAATTTTACTTCAAACAACCTTGTTCCAAGTGGGAAAAATATTAAGTCACCCTCTCTAGGTCGAGTTGCAAGTTCATAATCATCGTCATTTAAAAATGGTGCAATAAAATCTTCAAATCTTTCTTTTGATATCGTAAGTGTTAACTCATCTTTTAAACTCACACCAAACTTTGTCATGATATCACCAGCACCTGAATATCCCTCATATGTATTCACATATGCTTCAATTAAAAAATTATCATCAAATCGGGATGATTGCACCTCTTCGATGATAGACTGTTTATTAACAAATTTTCTTGGGATATAAGTAACCTCTACTCCATAAATTTGAAGCTGCTCATTTATGAGATTTTGTATTAATCTCTGCTCACCGGGAGATCCTTGTAGAAAAAACGGATTGAGTGCCATACATATTACCCGATAAAGTCAAGAGGAGGTAACTCGTATTCGAGTTGCATCTTCTGTCTAATAGCATCTAATTCTCTTTGTCCATCATCATATATTTCTCTTCCATTTAATTCTAATCCACCGGGTAGTTTTACTCCTCTGAACTTAATTAAATTTTGACCCCATTGTCTTTTCAATAATGCAGTGAAATACATTTTTAAAAATGGATCGTTATAAACCTTTGTAAAATCGTTTGGATTTAATATTCTTTGACAATCAATAACAATAAAATCATCCTCTGAAATAGAATTAAAATCCATATCAAGATATAAACGATTTTGCTTTTTATTAAATCTTACCTGTCTCTCTGGTGTAAGTAAAAAATCAATGTCTTCTAGATAACTTTTTACCATTGAATATTGTAGTAGTTCAACAGAATTAAAATAATAAAGATCATTCAAAAACAACTGATATTTAATACTAAACATACCTCCAGATATTGAACTAGAATCAAATTTAAATATTTTTTCAATACCAATTACTGAGTCTGGAACTTGAATGAAGTTTGAATTTTCAAAGAAGTTTGATGTGGTTGTACCATAACCACTAACTGATGTGGAGGTGCCAGTTGTCGTGACTATTCCTGCGGTTACATCAGAGTCTGTTTCTGCTGTTGCTTTCCCCCTATCAATATCTGCTTGAGTAAACTTATACTTAAGAAACATCTCTTCGACACCATCAAAATGTCTTTCATTGAACACTTGTATGGCATCATCTAACAAATCATCGATTTGATCATCATCAATATTAATCTCCAATACGGGAGCACCTAGTTGCCTAAGTCCGTAGTCAATTAATCCTTGTCTTGATGATGGTTGTGCCATTATTCTGCTTCTACCTCAGCTGCTAGGTTTTCGTATTTTTCTTGCCACTCAAGTGCTTTTGCTGCTAATTGAGTTTTTTCGTCATTAAAGTCAGTCATTACAGTCGTCAATTTCGCTTCCAAAAGTATATTTTGGTTTGTAAGTGTTGATATTTTTTGATTATAGATTTTAATCAAAGTATTTACATCAACGTCATTATTTTGTGAATTCATGGTTTTTTAAGGCTAGAACGTACCCCCGTCGACCGTTGTTGTCCACATGGGTTTACTAGTGTATGTAGTCGAGACATTAGTAGGTGTTTTACCAGTGCCAGTTCCATTTAATATCAAATCAGCAGAAGTATTAAATGTTCCAGTTACACCAATTAATGTAACTGTGGTTGAGTTTGATGTTGATTTTACAACACCCTGTTGTGATCCACCACCTGCTTGAGTAACTAAATCACCAGCAGTAACAGACTGTGCACTACCTAATGTGATTGCAATCTCTGTAACTGCTGTTAAAAGTTGAGTAGAAGTGAATGTAGCAGCACTTGGTGCAGTCGTTGAGTTCTGTAGACCTGTGCTATCAAAGTATGTGATACCGTGTGTTGAGAAATCTCCAGACTGATAGTATATACCTTTTATATCAAGATATCCTTTTGTACCTGAAATAACTTCAGCAGTGTTAGTTGCATCTGGTACGTATGTCCAAACACGACTACCATTAGCACCTGCTTGACTATCATCCATTCCGAAGAAACCAAGTTTGTTGTTGGCTGTTCCAGAACTTGTATTATAGTTAAACGAAATACCACGGTCAGTGTTAGTATCCTTCGCGTGAGTAATTGTTAACTGTGTCGATGTGCTTATTCCTGCAGTGGTATTTGCACTAATTGTAATAGTTTTAGTTCCAGTGTTAATTGAAGCAATTGTTGTATTACCGGGAATTCCTGTTGCTGCAACAATATCATCAGTTTGTAATCCTGTGACTGAATCTATGACGATGGTATTTGCACCACTTGCTACAGTTGTCATCACGGTTCTGATGCTTGTTACATCACCAACACGCATGATTGGATCATTTACGGTAGCAGTTGTTGAGTTAACTGTAGTTGTTGTTCCATCAACTTGTAAGTCACCTTTGATAATAACTGTTCCTTCACTGCTTCCACCACTTGGGAATGGATCAATAAAGATTTGATTTCCACCACCTGCTCTGGTTGCAATAATATTAGATGAAATACCAACGTTATCAATTTCAATACCACCTGTGTTGACCATCTTACCAACATGGGTGATCACACCAACTACTGAAAGTTCAGATCCATCAAATGTTAAGTTTGCATCATCTTCAAGTTCACCTGCAGTTCCAGCGAGAACAATACGATTATTCGTTAAATCGGATATCTTTGCTGATGCAACTGTGGCAACTCCTGATACGACTAAGTTATCTGTGTCAGTTGTTCCAGTTACCTCAACTCCGTCTATACGAGTTGCGATTTTAGCAGCATTATTGAAGAATAGACTTACAGCACCATCCCCTATAGCAGTGATTGCATTTTCACTTCCTTGAACCTTAACAACAAAATCATCAGCTGCTGTGATATTAATATCGTCACCTGTGTTGGTGATGTTTAAATCATTTGTTGTATTTGATATAACACTGTCTGTGCCATTATGAACAAGTTTTAAATCATTATTATCACCCAACCTAAGTTCTTTAGAATCAGGGAGTCTGATGTGATCACTAAAGGTTACAATACCTACGATATTAATATTTCCACCTACATTTAAGTTTTTCGCAATTCCAACACCACCATCTACTATCAGAGCACCAGTTCCAGTACTATTTGACTGTGTTGTAATATCAATATTAATATCAGCACCAGTAAATTTTAATTGATCGTCACCATTTTCATCATATTCAATTTTTGAATCTTTACCTGTACCAAAAGTTAAGAAGGTATCATCAGGTATGACGATCTCTCCTGACCCATTTGGATCGATGTTTATATCTCCGTTTGTATTAGTTGAAGAAAATGTATTCCCATCTAAAGTTAAATTATCTACATTCCATAAATCAACCTTTCTGTTTTGATCCAATATTGCAACAAATCCGTTTGCAGCAGTTGTTGGGTTTGTCACTGAAGCGACTGTTCCCGGTGCATGAACCATCAAGTCGGTAAAATAACGACCACCGACAACATCAACGTTGCCTGAGTTATCACCAACAAAGAGTCTTTCTCCTTTGTTTGCCTGAGTACCAGTACCGATCGTTAGACCAAGTTCACCGAACTGAAGACTTCCGGGAGCTGTTGTACCCGTCGATCTTTTTACTCGTATAATACTAGCCATTTCTAAAAGTTACCTCCATTGATATCCAAGTTTTGTGTCGTTCCGGGTGTTAATGTTAAAGTTGCTTCAAATTTTTGAGTAGTTGAGTTGAAAACTAAAACCATACCATTTTGTGGATTATTGATCTCAGTATCACTTAGACCTGCAAGTGATCCACTTACGTTACCTGCTAATGAGGATACGACTTTGGTTGCATTTTGTTGTCCAACACGGACTTTGATGTTTGCCATTAGCGAGTCACTCCTTGCCTTACTAAAACAGATCCTTCAACAACTCTCGTTACTTCACCTACACTATCGGAAACGATAACGTCATAAACATATCTTCCGGGTTTAAGTGTTGCAGTAGTTGAGCTTGATAATCCTACTTGAAGAGCACCATTCTCTGCATTTTGAATTGATGCAGTGAAAGTCGCTGCAACTCCTGTGCTTCCTGCATGTTTTCTCATCTGTGATGATGCACTAAAACCACTTAGGTCTAATGCAGAGTTGGTCGAAATATTTTCTAATGAAAATGTTTGTGAGAAGGTAGCACCGGTGTTGATAATAAGATTGCTAACATATACTGCCATTTATGCAATAATATAATATGATCTATAGTTTATTTATATTTTGGTGTACTATGAATTTTTCTGAATTAAATCATTCAGTAGCCCTTTGAGAGTATCTATCTCAGCTTTAAGACTATCTATTTCAGATTTTTCATTTAATTTTTTATTTTTCATCTTTTTATATCGCATGTATCCAGAAGTATCGCAATTTATGATCGCTCCACTTTTTTCATCGCGATAAAGATGTTTATGTCCCTCTACTCGTATCATGCTAATGCAATCGCTCGTAGATCACTCAATCTTGGTGCTTCTGCTTCATTTGTGCCACTAAACACCACTTTGATTACAAATCCAGTAAATTCTGGTAGATTATCAGCAGTAAACTGATATTCTAAAAATTCGTTATCTGTGCTTGATGCGACTTTTGCATCTGGTCTACCACTATTTCTAGCAGTATTAATTACATCATCACCAAAACCATCACCATCTGTGTCAAGTAAATTATCAAATCCGGGGAACAATTCATATGTTTGTTCTCCTCCACTCACCTCACCGGTGAATAATTTATAAAGAACTCTAAAGTCGGATGACTCATTTCTAAGTGCACTCAATACAACCTGTAATGAAGTTGCTGGTTGCTTCAAATCAACACGGTTGGAGATGTAAACTCCTGCGTGAGGATCGTTTGAATTTAACTTTACTCTTTGATCAGTAGCATAATCACTTACAGGATTATTTAATCTATTTCTTACGTAAATGATAGATGCGTTCATTGTATCAACAACAGGTGATAAATTTCTATCACCAGATAACATTCTAATTGATATGGTATTTGACCTATTTAATGGTAAATCTGTCAAATACTCATTCTCATTTATTGGTGACGCAACTAGTCTTGGTGTGCTTAATTGATTTATTTTGTTGAGTTCGATATTTTCAAATCCTTGATCAAGGAATGATACTTCGTTTCCACCTGCACTTGTTCCACTAACTGTTCTTGTACGAGCAGATAAAGCTGTCTGGCCAGGAGTTATAAAATTCATTCTTGGATAAATTTGATTATATTGTATATTTTGAGTTGCAAATATTTCTTTACCACCTCCAAATGAATCATTAAAGAAATTCAACATTGCATCCTCTTGATTTGAAATACCAGTTCTTATTGGATCAGTAGCTGAATTGAAAACTGCACCTCTAGGTATTTCAAGATAGTACTTATCTATATCACTTTCACTTCTTAATAATGAAGTAGATGGTAATTGATGATCAGTGTTTATACCTGTTAATGAGAATCCATTAAATTCATACTTATAAATTAGACTTCCAACTGCATGCTCACGAATAGCTGAACCATCAACACCTCTCTGAGTGATAGTTAATGTTTCAGTGCTACTAACGCCATCATATAACATAATTTCATTATTAACTTTTAAATATCCCCTTGAAGTTGATATACCTTCAAATGCAGCAAAAGCCTGTGTACCTGCAACACCAACGTTTACTGGATCGGTAATAGTCATCACTGAGTCTGATAAACCAAATGACTCATTTAGCACAACTGGAGCTGTGGTTGGTAATACATTTGAAATTCTTAACTTGTTATTGCCAGAGTGCATACCATGATTATATTGAGTTACCTCAATAACATTCCCTTCATGTAGTGAGTCTATTGGTGTACTTACAGTACCATCCACTAATATGTTTCCCGTTAAGGCAACAAAATTTGTGTTATTAAAACGTAAAAGTGCTTCATTATCATTGAATCGTTTTCCCTGAACATCAGTAAGATACAAAGTATCAGTCGCAGATAAACCATTAACATTGATAGCACATCCTGTTCCTTGTAATAAAGTTGAAGAACTAGTTGTCAATCCAACAAAGTCTCCTTGTGAATATCCAGATCCTGCAGCATTTACTGTTACATTACTTACGAATCCATTAGATGTGGTTACATTTAGTTTTAATCCTGTTCCATTACCTGTAATTGCAAATGTATCTGCGACTACGTTAGAAACTGCAGGATATCCAGTTCCACTCTGTCCTATCGATACAGCGTTTACAGTTCCACCAATTCTTTCAATTGTTCCTTTTGGTGTTGTATTACCTACACCAGCCACACCAGCACCAATAATTGTTCCGGGAACTATCTCAGACGCTGTTGCACCTGTATCAATCTTTACCTTCATTTTTCTTGGTAAAGTTCTGATCGCATTATTGCCTAAATTTGAAATTTGAGCACTTTCATAATTTAATGGTGGATTATAGAAAATTAATTCTGCATCTCTAGATTTAGAGAAGTCTGCCTTATAAAGTGTAAATTTGAGATCTTCAAATTGACTTGCAGTCCAAATAGATCCGTTCTGAGATTTAAATAAACTACCTCCAATATACTGTTTTGAGATGATTACACTTTCAGCATCTGGAAGACTTTGAGTTTCAATTGTTGGTTCACCCATTCGTCCAATCCATGCTTCATAGTTGTCACTAGAGGGAGCCAGAAGAACTATAGAGTATTCTTCTCCACCCTGAAGGTAAATTGGTGAGGGGAAAGTAACTCTTGTCGCTACAGAGGCATCCTCAGAGATGTTTACTTGAGATGGTTCTAAAACTACCTGTGCATAATCTTGAATTAATATTAATGTAGGAATACCTAAATCAACAGTTCTAATTTGTACTGTGAGTTTTTCTTTTACATCTTTAGATCTAAAATATAAGTCAACAGCGGTTAAGAAAGCACCACTCTCATCAACTACGAATGATTGTGCGAGAGGATCATCCCTACGGATAACGACTTGTTCACGAATAACCTCAGTTACTTCAGTGATATTATTAGTTACATTAGTGACGTTAGTAACATTAGTTACTTCAGTAACTTCAGTAACGTTTGTAATAAATTCGTTAGTAACATTAGTGATTTCATTTGTTATGAATTCATTTGTAATATTAAAAACAACAGGTATTGGAGGTGGTGGTGGAATACGAACGACAACTGAAGATTGTCTAAACGTATCAACAACTCCACTTGTACGATAATTCTGCTCTACCTCACTTATTGATGGATCACCGAGTAATGGTTGTGAATTAGATGAACTTGATGTGAGTTTAAATGTCTTTGTACCATTTGTAAATCTTAATTGTGGAGCAGGATCAGATAATGGATCACGAAAGAAGAAAGATCCTAAAAGATCTCCTACAGCATCAGATATTAATCTTGGTACTCTAACTGTTGCAGTTGCTCCGCTTGTAGATCCAACTAATTTTATTCCTGATTCAATACGACCGAAGAAACTACCCTGTGCATCTTCAACTAAAGATGCAAGATCTATATTTAAAACAGTAGATGATGATGAATATAAACTAGCTAATGTAATCGATGTGTTATATGGGTTAGTTGAAAAAGTTGTAGTCGGAGAACTAATACTACCAGTTTTGTGATTTGGTGCACAAGTTCTAGCTGCAAATATACGACTACCACCATCAAAACCTTCAACTGTCTCATTAATATCAAATGCACCTGAATCCATTGATATTTCAATTAATTTTGGAATTATATCTATTCCAGATGTACTATCAAAGAACGCATAAAATCTTGTATTTGGTTTAAGACCGCTTGCATCAAAAGCGACATTTCGAGATCTAATATGAGTATCTGGTAAGCTGCTTACAATACGATCATTGGTAAATGTCTCCTCAACATCGCCTAAAACAGTTCTTGTACCATCATCAATAATGACGTTTCTTGTCCATGTATCTGCACTAGGACTAAGTATCATATTTCCCCTAAAGGTTACAACGTTAAATGGGTTTACATTCTCAATTCTTGACGCAAGAGGTTGATCAAGTAATACAACTTCATCATAATCAAGTGTTATCAAATCTCCTGTTTTTCTTACACCAGAATCTAATAATTCTAAGTCACTTGAAAAATCTGCAGTGCTTGGATTTAAAGAATTACTAATAGCTAACTCTGGTTTTACTGAGTAGAAATCAGTTGGAGTAACCAAATGTTGTAAACTTCCGATAACATCACATTTGCAGTCTGGGTTTCCACGATCTAATAAATTAGTATTTTTAAAGTCATCAACAAAAAATCCAGTTTTAAATCTTGATAATCCGTCAGCATCCTGAATTTGTAATGCTTTTGTATCTAATTCAAGTAATGATAAAGATGTTAATTCTTCAAGATTTTCAATTCTATCTTCTAAATTACCTATGTCTCTCATCGTATAACGACGATTATCAACAACTGTTATAACAGCATCTTTTGTATCATAAAGATATGCAGGAACTTCAATTGTTGCAATAGTCATTGCTGTCTCAACGTCAGCTGGGACGATTGGATTTTGTGATGATACACCTTTAATTACTTGAAAATAACCACCGGTATACGCTTTATCAGTAGCATCAGCGGGGTCTAATACCAATTTGTCTATTCTAGGTAAATAGAATTTAAAGTCTACTGTAGATGCTTCGTTTGGAGCAGGGATTAAAGTAGGATTAGTTCCTGAAGCACTATAAACTCTTGATGCAAAAGCAAAAGGTGATCCACTTCCAGTGTAATCAGCAACTCTTGGTCTAAAATCCAATGTATCTGACGCTCTTAAAGTTCCACCTTTAAGTAGTGGAACATCTTTGAAATTGTTAGCTGGATATGAATCAACGGTAAATAAATCACCAGTATCATTTGCTGGAACTGTAAATTTATCAAAAATAACTCTTAGTCTTCTTGATGGAATTGTCGCACCATCTTTTCTTACAATTCGTGAGTAATCTGCAAACTCATCTCTCTGACCATCATCAAGAGTGTAGTTTGATGTTACATCTAAGAATAAACCTGCAATAATACCCTGTAAATTTGTAGTAATACTTGATTCTTCAAAAGTAATTGATTCTCCTATGATAAATTTATTTTGTGTTAAATTAATGATCTCTACTGTAGTGGCGTTTGTTTTTCCTGCTAGAACAGCGATTGCTCCGCTTTGAGCACCTTTTATCTTTTCACCCAATATAGTGTTAGAATCAAGTGCTAATCCACTTACAAAAACCAATTTGTCTAATACTGGATCTGCTAAGTTTACTGATTCAAATACACCAACCACATTAAAAACATCTGGTGTTTGTAGAGATATTTCTTTATCTTGAACTCTTACTCCATAACCTTTACTATGAGTTAAACCATTAGTTGCTATACCGACTTGAGATGAATCATTTACTATTAGACTATTACTTCTAGAGACGTTTTTAGTTTTATTATTAATTAAATCTTTCTCTAAGGTTACATTTATCACTACATCTGCATTACCATTAAGGTTTTTGATGTTAACTTGTTGATTATTGGCAACAAGTTGCACTTGACTTTCAGTGAGAGCTATGTGACGAGTATCAGTTGTTGATTTTAGAGAAACACTATAACGATCACCATCATATGGTGCAAAAGTTGCATCTGACACACCAGCATCTCCAAGTGAAATTGCTAATGTTCCTGTATTAGATGTTGTTTTCTGTACTTGTTTTTTGATGAATAACTTTGATTGTGCTGTTGAAACATCAGACACATTTTTTTTCTGTAATTCTGCAAATAAACCAGAATCATTTAAAAATATTTGTGGCCTAGCAATATGAATACCTGTTGCTGTAGTGTTTGACAAGACGGTTCCTACAGAAACACCAGTAACATTTGTAGATGCTTCTAATGAAACTGTTTTTAGATCTGTGGAAATAAGAGATACACGGTTAATTCTTGGTGCAGAATCTGTTGTCAAATTAACAATAATTAAATCTCCAACTTTCAAAGTTCCAAATGTTTTTCCAGCACATGTTAGTAATGATATACCACCTGAAGCTGTGCTTATATTAACTTCATCTCCTATTCCAAGATTTTTTATTAATTTTGGTTGTAAAACTAAATCACCACTAAAATGAACATTACTTAAAAATGTATTCAATTGGGAAACTGATTTGATATCTTCCAAACCAAATCGAGTCACACTTTTAATAGATCTAAAACTTCCTCCTACTTCTACAGAGGATCCATTAATTCTTAATTGCTCACCTCTAATAAATGTACCTGATACTTGTTCTAATGAAATTGATGTACCACTACCAGCACCAACTGCAAATCCACTCGCACCACTACTTAATCCTTCAACAAAACTACCTTCAGGTAATTGAGTGCTACTTATAGATGTATTTAAATCAATTTGAGTGTATGTTTGGACATCAAATACATAAAGATCAAATTGAGTTGTTGCATCTTTATATTGAGAATCTGTATTCTCAAATGCGTAAATTCTTGCTCTTCCTATTTCAGCACCAGCAGCTGCGGGATTATTTCCTGTGAGTTTTCTTTGAGATCTAAGACTAACAAGTGAATTTGCAAGAGTATTATTTAAACCTATGACAGGAGTTCCATGAACGTTATTTAATTTAAATAGAGTTCCAAGTTTAAAATTAACTTTTGCAGTATTAAATTCTTCCTTATCTCTTGGTTTATCAACATCAATAATTGTTGTATTGGGTTTTTCAATATCATGTCCTCTTACATAGGCCTTTCCCGGTGATACTTTGACACACATGAAAGGTTCTTCTGGAATATTCCTCTGATCAGTTAATTCACCTTCAGAAAAAACACCTTCATTTGATAATCCATCATTTAAACACTCTGCAACTTCTACCTTGAAATTACCTACAGAGTAATTTCCAGACTCCTCATAAGTTCTTTTAGCGATGTAATCTTTTATATAAGAATAGTCTGGTTTTTGTTCATTTTTCTTTAGTTGTCCATTATCAAGACGCACTAACTCAACAAAGTTTTTGTCATTAAAGTCAGTAAGTGGTTTTTTTGTTAGTGTGGTTTTTATTTGAAGTCTATCTGCACCGGGAGCTGCAAAGTTTGAAAAACCTCTTGCATTGTCAAATAAAGATGAATCATCTTTCGCCTGAACAATTTGCTCTTGAATGAATAATCCAACTCTATAATTAGGTATGTTTGAATATGGATCAAGAACAATTTTATCCGCAGAAACATTTACAAAATGTCCCCTAATAAAATACACACCATCTGCGATTGAAACTGAGCATCCTACATTTGATGCATTTTGTTCAACAAGTGTTGCAACTGTCTCACCGGCAGTTATTTCAGTGTTTCCATATATAAATGATTCCTCCACTAATAGGTTTTCACCATCAGCCATAAATGACACTTCATTATCATCACCAGAATCAAGATATTTAACAAAAAGTGTTAAATCAGTAATATCAGTAGCATTTTCAGGGAGAGCATAATTATCAATTTTTATTCTTATTCCAGTTTCTTGTCCTTTTAATATTTTACCCTTTAAATTTTCAATGTATAATGATACGGGAATACCTAAATGATCGCTTTCTAATTTAATTGAGTAATATTCGTAATCATAATTTGTCCCTCCGGGGATGACCATAGATCCCTCTTTGAAGATATGACTACCAAACGTCTCTACTTGATCTTGTAATATTGATTGTAATGTTGTTAATTCACGAGCTTGTACAGGTCTACCCGGATTGAATAGAACCCTATAAAACTGATTATCCTTGGAAAAGTCGTCGTAATATGGACTTATATTTAAATTCGTTTTTTGTGGCATTTCTTAAAATTCCAGAATAATTTTTACATCCTCTTTTTGTCTAGAGTTTCTAGAGATTAGAGCTCTATTGTCAATGTATAGTAAATCACCTGACCCTTTATTTATCTCAGGAGAAGAAAGACCACTTGTGAATGATACACCTAATGCAACTCTATTATTACTTGTGTCAGTAGCGATACCAAGATTAAATGTAGTATCTATGGTTGCACTTCCTCCAGTAAAGGATACCGGTTGAGATGTTGCTTCAAAATCAAACTTAGTGCCTGAATTTGTAATATTCAAAACATCAGTTTGATCATTTTTATTTCCAAAGTATAGTGATCTATCTTGAAAATACTTTAATATATTAGTATCCGCATCATATGAAGCGATGTATCCAAATGCAGTTTGACCAGTTCCAACAGTTTGTTGGACTATTCCACCGATAGTTGGAGTGCCTGTTGGAGCAGTTCCAAATTTTAAGGCTTTTAATGATGAAAAAGTACTTCCTGTATATATTGATGTTGTTCCAAAAGAAGTTGGATTTTTTACCAAAGAAATTTGTGCAAATTTAGCATCAATCGGAAAATCCTTTGTTGAATCATCAAATCTAGCATAAATGAGTACACGATCAGCACCTAACTCTTTGTATAGATCAAATCCATGTCCCCTTGATGGTGGAATAATTGGAACTAACTTTGCTGGTGTATTTCCCTGAACAGCACCAGTGTTGATAGATCCTAAATCTACAATTCCATAAGTATAACCTTTACCACCACTTGAAACTGTAGTTTTTACTATCTTTTGACCAGAAACTTCAACAACTACCTTACCACCTGTTCCATCACCTAAAATATCAAATTCACCACCTGTGCCAGTGTAGTTATTTCCTTGATCCGCGATATAAACTGTTTTAATTTGATTATTGTTAATATCAGAATCACCATTTTCACGAACTGCTTGTATTTGTGCATCTGTGCTGCTTGGCCAATTATTTGGCAGTGCAATGAAATCAGTTGAGTCAAATTTAATTATATCACTTGGATTCACAGTAAATAAGTATTTCCATACATATCCATCTTGACTCTCTCCAGCTTTAGATGGTTCTAAATCAGTAAAAGTTGGTTCATCTTCAGATGCATTACCTGTGGTGTTAATTCCTGATGATCCATTTTCAATACAAATATAAACATTGAAATTACTATTCATTACATAGTAGTTTGCTCCATATAAACGTGTTGCTCCAGTATTTGGTGCTTCGTTTGATGTGCTGTAATCATGTCTATACATATCATACTTGACACCCTTAGTCCAATCTATTCTACGTGCTAATCTTCTAACATTCGCTTCAGTAACTCTTTTCCCAAAAGTTGAAGTATCTCCGATATGTGCTACTTCAGAAAAACTATCTTGAGGGTTAGGTGTTGCAGTGTTCCAATTGTTTGCCCTACCAAAACCAACGGAGGCCGGAGCAGGATTAGGAAGACCTACTGCAACATAAAAGGAATTGGATGTTGAAGAAACACCTGCAACAAAATTACTTGCATTTAATATTCTGAACTGATCTGTAACAATTGCTGGCATTATTATATTGTTTTTTCTATATTTATACAGG